ATCCTTATGAACGAGCCGTGCGCGATAGTTCCGTTTGCGACGTTCTGCCCAGATCCAGAGGCGCACGACTTCTATGGCATGTCCACCGCTGATGCGGTGATGGACATCCAGCGGATCAAGTCTTCAATTATGCGCAACACATTGGATAGCTTGGCGATGTCAATTCACCCTAGAGTTGCAATTGTCGAGGGCATGGTCAACATCGAAGACGTTATGAACAACGAAGTCGGCGCCATCATTCGGCAGCGCGCAGCCGGCCAAGTGCAGCCAATGTCCATGCCATTCGTTGGCCAACAGGCGTTTCCTGTTCTGCAATACATGGACGAGATCAAAGAGGCCCGCACGGGCATCTCAAAGGCGTCTGCGGGCTTGGATGCCGGCGCCTTGCAATCATCCACCGCGTCAGCCGTACAGGCCACTATCAGCGCCGCTCAGCAACACATAGAGCTTATTGCGCGGATCTTTGCGGAAACCGGCATGAAGCAGTTATACAAGATCGTGCTTCACCTGATCACAACGCATCAAGACCGGCCACGTATGGTTCGGCTGTCCAATGAGTTTGTGCCGATTGATCCGCGCGTTTGGAACGCCAACATGGATGTCAGCATCAACGTCGCGCTTGGTCGCGGCACCGATACCGAGCGCATGATGATGCTGCGCCAGATCGCGGAAATGCAGAAAGAGGCAATGGCCACTATGGGGCCGGTCAATCCGCTTACCGATATGGCTAAACTATCGAACACGTTGAAGGCAATGACGGAGCTTGCCGGCTTCAAGGATGCGTCGCAGTTTTGGTCAGATCCGGCGCAGTTCCAGCCTCCACCACAAGAGGACAAGCCGGACATCAACGAGCAACTTATCGCCGTCCAGATCCAACAGATACAAGCCGACATACAGAAGAAGGCGGCAGAGTTGCAGCTTGAGCGTGAGAAGATGATTATGGAAGACGACCGCAAGCGCGACGAGCTCGACGCCGAGCTCTTTGTAAAAGCGGAGGAGATGCAGGCCAAGTATGGCACGCAACTCAACGTCGAGAAGATCCGTTCAGACTTGGCAATTAACCGCGAAGTCATGAGAGCGCAAGCGGACGTCATCAAGGGATCTATTGATGATTAAGTCCAAGCAGCAAATTATTGACGACGGCCACGCGGCTGATCGTCTTTTGCGCGATACTGATCTCAGCCGTTTTTTGGATGAGATCAAACAGGATTGCTGGGTCGAGTTTGAAGCCACAGCAATGGGAGATGGGGAAGTACGGGAAGGCATCTACATGAAACTGCGAGGGGTTGAGACAGTGCGTCAGGCTCTTCGCGCTATGGTAGATAACGCATCTATTGAAAAAAAGGTTAAGTAGATGCATAATAGGAGACAACGATGTCAGAAGCCAACACCCCGTCACCACTTGGGATTGATCTGAACACTGCACAAAATGCCATCAGGGCCATGATCGCCCCCGAAGAGGATACTGCGACGACCACTGAGGCGCTTGAGGCTGAACCGACTGAACAAGTCGAGGATGCCGAAATGTCGGACGATGACGCTTCACATGAGGAATATTCTGAAGACGAGCTTGAAGTTGAAGCGGAAGCTGAAGAACAGGACGACCAATCCTTTGACATACTTGGCGCATTAGTCGAAGTAGACGGCGAAGAGATTACAGTCGAAGAGTTACGACGCGGAAACCTGAGACAGAAAGATTATACGCGAAAGACGCAGGAACTTGCCGAAACTCGAAAGCAGTATGAGGCACAGCATTCTGAGCTTGAGCGTGAGCGGGCACAATACGCTCAGCTATTGCCTGCATTGCAGCAACGGCTGGAGCAACCGGCAGAAAGAGAGCCAGACTGGGACACGCTGTACGATACAGACCCCACCATGGCAGCGAAAGCAGAACGTCAGTGGCGCAAGCAACAATCTGAGCGGCAAGCTCAGCTTGAGGCGGTGCAACAGGAACAGGCAAGAATGGCGCAGATACAGCAACAGCGCATGCAGCAAATGCAGGCACAGTATGTTGATCAGCAACGCGAAGTCTTACCTGATCTGATACCCGAATGGCGCGACAGCAAGGTCGCGGCAAAAGAGGCGACAGAATTGCGTGATTTTCTCTTGGAAGAGGGATTTACGGAAGAAGACGTCAGCGGGCTGGCCAATGCATCACTTGTTAAACTGGCCAGACAGGCCATGCTTTACAGTCGAGGTCAAACTCGCGCGACGCAGGCGAAAGCCAAGCCGAGGCCGAAAACCAAGACAATGAAGTCAGGATCGCGCGGATCTCAGCCGAAACCCAGAGCCCCTCAAGAGCAAGCGCTCCAGCGCGCACGTCAAACTGGCCGCGTCGATGACGCCGCGGCTGCAATTAGATCTCTTTTGTAGGAGGCCATTATGGCAATCGTAACTAACACATTTACCTCGCACAGCGCGGTAGGTATCCGTGAGAGCTTGGCGGACATCATTTCGTCCATCTCTCCAGAAGAAGTTCCATTCCAAAGTAACGTCGGATCTGAAAATGTTTCCAACACATACTTCGAGTGGCAGACTGACAGCTTGGCATCAACAAGCACAACAGCCATCATCGATGGTGACGATGTATCGTCTTTTGACGCGACATCTGCAACGACCCGCGTCGGTAACTACACGCACATCCGTCGTCGCACAACTATTGTCGCTGACAACCTTGCCGCGCAAGACCTTGCCGGCCGCAACGACGAATTGAGCTACCAAATCGCAAAACGCGGAAAAGAGCTCAAGCGTGACATCGAAGCCACTCTGACAGACAATAACGCTCAGGTTGCAGGCAACTCTTCGACTGCACGCGAAACGGGTGGCCTTGGTGCGTGGATTGCGACCAACGACAACCTCGCAGGCGACGGCGCGGCTCCGACTGGTAATGGTACTGACGCCCGTACAGACGGTACTCAGCGCGACTTCACCGAAGCCATGCTGAAAGACGCAATGCAGCAAGCATTTGTCTCCGGCGGTCAGCCAAGCATCCTCATGGTAGGACCACACAACAAGACGGTCGTATCAGGGTTTGCTGGTATCGCGGCTCAGCGGTACATGGCGCCAAGCGACAGCCCAACGACAATCATTGGTGCGGCAGACGTTTACATGTCTGACTTCGGCACCTTGAACGTGGTTGCAAACCGCTTCTCGCGTGAACGCGATGCGTGGCTGCTAGACCCAGAGTATGCATCTGTATGTTACCTGCGTCCGATCCAGAACGTAGAGCTCAGTAAAACCGGCGACGCCTCCAAGTCTATGGTTATCGCGGAGTTCGGCTTGAAGGTTCTCAACGAAGCGGCGCACGCCGTCGTGGCAGACCTCAACGTATCATAAGTCTAAGCGGGGCGGCTTCGGTCGCCCCGTTACTTTGGAGATAGGCATGAAGAAGCGTTTATTTGGCCACGATCCACTTACCGGCGTCACAGAGTATTGGCACGTCACGGACAAGGGAGAGTACGTCATTGAGAAGATACAGGACGTCACGTCAATTGTTGAGGCGAACAAACGCCAATACAATGAGGCGCCGCAAAAATACGGCGACATGAATAAGGTGGCGTCAATTCCTCTTTCAGTGTATTATGAGCTCAAGCGCCAAGGGATTGCCGACGATCCAAAGGCATTTAGGAAGTGGTTGAATGATAGCAATAATCAGGCGTTCAGAACGCGATTAGGCACGCTGTAATGAAGCTACATTATAGACAGCCGTCAAGGAGATAGGCATGGCACTAACAACATATGCAGAGTTAAAGACTGCAATTGGGGATTGGTTGAACCGCGCCGATCTCGACCAAAAAATACCTGACTTCATCAGCCTTGCGGAGAGCACATTGAATGACGTGCTTCGCCAAGCGGATATGGTGACACAATCGACGGGAGTTACCATCACGTCTGGGCGGGCGACCTTGCCGGCGGATGCGCTTGAGATTATTTATGCGCAGGTTGGATCTACGGAAGACGAACCGCTGGAGCAAATTTCTCCACAACAACTTACGATGCTCCGCAGAACGCGCACCCGCGACGCCGCAAACCCGCGTTTCTTTGCAATCATTGGACGCCAGATTGTAGTTACTCCGACACCTGCGTCTGGCACTTTGGACATTGACTACTACCAGCGCATCCCAACGCTTGTGGGTGGATCTGAAAGCGGGACAAACTGGCTTTTGACTGACGCGCCGCACGTTTATCTGTACACATCGCTGTTGCATGCAACGCCATTCCTGATGGACGATGCGCGCTATGCGGTTTTCCAGAACACTGTGTCCCAGCAAGTCATGGCATCCGTCAAGTCTCAGCAAACTCTATCTCTTGATGATATGAAGTCAGCGGGTTTTAGCTTACGGGCACCGACTGACCTTGCCGCGCAGGCGATGGACGCAAAAGCCGCTGTCAGCAACGCTGCAAATAATATGTAAGGTGCGCAATGCCGTCTACTTATTCAGAGCTAAAAGACCAAGTTATAAACTTCCTAAATAACATGGCGGCAGAGCAAACTGTTGACACGTTCATTGACTTGGCAGAGGCAGACATGTCGCGTCGCGTGCGCCATTGGCGCATGGAAAAGCGCAGTACGGCGGATCTGGACACGCAATATAGCAATCTGCCGACTGACTTTTACGAGCCAATCAGGCTCAGTATTACGAGCGGCAACACACACCGCTTGGAGTTGGTCAGTCAGGGCGAGATGATGGACAAGCGGATGCGCGGATTAAACACTGCCGCGCGTCCAAAATACTACGCTTTAACAGATGGTACGATTGAGGTGTACCCCACGCCGGATACAACATATACCTTGGAAATGGTGTATTACTCAAAAATTGTTCCACTGGATAGCATTAACACAAGCAACTGGCTGCTAACATATTTTCCAGATGCCTATCTGTACGGTACGCTTATGCACAGCGCGCCATACTTAGGCGAAGATGCCAGAATGCAGGTTTGGTCTGCGTTGTACGAAAAGGCCATTGATGGTATTAATGCAGACAGCGACAAAGCAAAATTTGGTGGATCAGGCCATCGCATAAAAATAAGGAGCTACTAACATGGCAAGTCTAGGAGATCGTGTTTTTGATGCGGGCCTTAATACCCTTGATACTGAAGCAAACAAAATCACAATCACTTCACAAGAAGCCACAACCTATACGGAAGCTAATGCCACATATTCTTTAGGCTCTAGCACGTCATTGTCGATAGGCGCACCTTCCGACCGTTCCGGCGGTGGCCGTGAGGTAACTGTGAGCGCAATCTCAGATGGTAGCGTGTCAGGGACCGGAACCGCGACGCATTATGCGATTGTGGATACAGTAAATTCTCGTTTGCTTGCAACAGGCAGCTTGAACGCTTCTCAATCGGTAACGAGCGGAAATACATTTACGCTTGCAACTTTTAAAATTGGCATTCCTGACCCAGCATAAGGGGTAAATCATGGCGCTCATTATAGCTGACAGAGTTTTTGAAACTACCGCAACAACAGGAACAGGAACCTATACCTTAACAGGTGCTAAAACTGGGTTTCAGTCTTTTGCGGCTGTGGGTAACGGTAATACGACTTATTATGCCTGTACGGATGGGGTGGATTACGAGGTCGGTCTTGGAACCTATACTGCGTCAGGAACTACTCTTGCGCGTACTACAATCATTGAAAGCTCCAACAGTGACGCGGCGGTAAACTGGGGCGCGGGTGAAAAAAGTATTTTTGTAACTCTGCCAGCGTCTAAGGCTATCTTTGAGGATGCAAGCAACAATGTTGCGGTTGCTGAGAGTTTGGGCATTGGGGATATTCCAACAAGCATTGATGGTCTTTTGGCGGTCAGATCAAACGCAAACTCTCACGCCATAACTATATATGAGCCTGTTGGCGCTAACGAAAACTGGCAATTTGGTGTAGATGCTGACGGTGATCTTGGATTTTACAACAGTGGTAGCACAACTGCATCTGTTACATTTGATGACAGCGGCAATGTCGGCATTGGGACGAGTTCGCCATCCGAAAAATTAGACATAGCAGGTAGTGCAGTAGTCAGTAATGGCGGGTTTTATAAATTCGGTGATGGTACTGTAAGAATTTATGGTGAAACATCT